CAGTTCCATAACGTGACGGCGGAGCAGATTGCGTATGTTGCTCAGTTGCAGCGTTCCGGCGATGAAGCCGGGGCATTGCAGGCGGCGAACGAGGCCGCAACGAAAGGGTTTGATGACCAGACCCGCCGCCTGAAAGAGAACATGGGCACGCTGGAGACCTGGGCAGACAGGACAGCGCGGGCATTCAAATCCATGTGGGATGCGGTGCTGGATATTGGTCGTCCTGATACCGCGCAGGAGATGCTGATTAAGGCAGAGGCTGCGTTTAAGAAAGCAGACGACATCTGGAATCTGCGCAAGGATGATTATTTTGTTAACGATGAAGCGCGGGCGCGTTACTGGGATGATCGTGAAAAGGCCCGTCTTGCGCTTGAAGCCGCCCGAAAGAAGGCTGAGCAGCAGACTCAACAGGACAAAAATGCGCAGCAGCAGAGCGATACCGAAGCGTCACGGCTGAAATATACCGAAGAGGCGCAGAAGGCTTACGAACGGCTGCAGACGCCGCTGGAGAAATATACCGCCCGTCAGGAAGAACTGAACAAGGCACTGAAAGACGGGAAAATCCTGCAGGCGGATTACAACACGCTGATGGCGGCGGCGAAAAAGGATTATGAAGCGACGCTGAAAAAGCCGAAACAGTCCGGCGTGAAGGTGTCTGCGGGCGATCGTCAGGAAGACAGTGCTCATGCTGCCCTGCTGACGCTTCAGGCAGAACTCCGGACGCTGGAGAAGCATGCCGGAGCGAATGAGAAAATCAGCCAGCAGCGCCGGGATTTGTGGAAGGCGGAGAGTCAGTTCGCGGTACTGGAGGAGGCGGCGCAACGTCGCCAGCTGTCTGCACAGGAGAAATCCCTGCTGGCGCATAAAGATGAGACGCTGGAGTACAAACGCCAGCTGGCTGCACTTGGCGACAAGGTCACCTATCAGGAGCGCCTGAACGCGCTGGCGCAGCAGGCGGATAAATTCGCACAGCAGCAACGGGCAAAACGGGCCGCCATTGATGCGAAAAGCCGGGGGCTGACTGACCGGCAGGCAGAACGGGAAGCCACGGAACAGCGCCTGAAGGAACAGTATGGCGATAATCCGCTGGCGCTGAATAACGTCATGTCAGAGCAGAAAAAGACCTGGGCGGCTGAAGACCAGCTTCGCGGGAACTGGATGGCAGGCCTGAAGTCCGGCTGGAGTGAGTGGGAAGAGAGCGCCACGGACAGTATGTCGCAGGTTAAAAGTGCAGCCACGCAGACCTTTGATGGTATTGCACAGAATATGGCGGCGATGCTGACCGGCAGTGAACAAAACTGGCGCAGCTTCACCCGATCCGTGCTGTCCATGATGACAGAAATTCTGCTTAAGCAGGCAATGGTGGGGATTGTCGGGAGTATCGGCAGCGCCATTGGCGGTGCTGTTGGTGGCGGCGCATCCGCGTCAGGCGGTACAGCCATTCAGGCAGCTGCGGCGAAATTCCATTTTGCGACAGGGGGATTTACGGGAACCGGCGGCAAATATGAGCCAGCGGGGATTGTTCACCGTGGTGAATTTGTCTTCACGAAGGAGGCAACCAGCCGGATTGGCGTGGGGAATCTCTACCGGCTGATGCGCGGCTATGCCACCGGTGGTTATGTCGGTACACCGGGCAGCCTGGCGGACAGCCGGTCGCAGGCGTCCGGGAAGTTTGAGCAGAATAACCATGTGGTGATTAATAACGACGGCACGAACGGGCAGATAGGTCCGGCTGCTCTGAAGGCGGTGTATGACATGGCCCGTAAGGCGGCAATGGATGTTGTGACCGGGCAGATGCGTGATGGTGGTCTGTTCTCCGGAGGTGGACGATGAAAACCTTCCGCTGGAAAGTGAAACCCGGTATGGATGTGGCTTCGGCTCCTTCCGTCAGGAAGGTGCGCTTTGGTGATGGCTATTCCCAGCGCGCGCCTGCCGGGCTGAATGCCAACCTGAAAACGTACAGCGTGACGATTTCTGTCCCCCGTTGGGAGGCCACGGCGCTGGAATCGTTTCTGGCAGAGCACGGAGGCTGGAAAGCCTTTCTGTGGACGCCGCCTTATGACTGGCGGCAGATAAAGGTGACCTGCGCAAAATGGTCGTCGCGGGTCAGTATGTTGCGTGTTGAGTTCAGCGCAGAGTTTGAACAGGTGGTGAACTGATGCAGGATATCCGACAGGAAACACTGAATGAATGCACCCGTGCGGAGCAGTCTGCCTGCGTGGTGCTCTGGGAAATCGATCTGACAGAGGTTGGTGGAGAACGTTATTTTTTCTGTAATGAGCAGAACGAAAAAGGTGAGCCGGTCACCTGGCAGGGGCGACAGTATCAGGCGTATCCCATTCAGGGGAGTGGTTTCGAACTGAATGGCAAAGGTACCAGTACGCGCCCCACGCTGACGGTTTCTAACCTGTACGGTATGGTCACCGGGATGGCGGAAGACCTGCAGAGTCTGGTCGGCGGAACGGTGGTCAGGCGTAAGGTTTATGCCCGTTTTCTGGATGCGGTGAACTTCGTCAACGGAAACAGCGACGCCGATCCGGAGCAGGAGGTGATCAGCCGCTGGCGCATCGAGCAGTGCAGCGAACTGAGCGCGGTCAGTGCCTCCTTTGTACTGTCCACGCCGACGGAAACGGATGGCGCTGTTTTTCCGGGACGTATCATGCTGGCCAACACCTGCACCTGGACCTATCGCGGTGATGAGTGCGGTTATCACGGTCCGGCTGTCGCGGATGAATATGACCAGCCGACAACCGATATCACGAAGGATAAATGCAGCAAATGCCTGAGTGGCTGTAAGTTTCGCAATAACGTCGGCAACTTTGGCGGCTTCCTTTCCATTAACAAACTTTCGCAGTAAATCCCATGACAGAGACAGAATCAGCGATTCTGGCGCACGCCCGGCGATGTGCGCCAGCGGAGTCGTGCGGCTTCGTGGTGAGAACGCCGGAGGGGGAAAGATATTTTCCCTGCGTGAATATCTCCGGTGAGCCTGAGGCGTATTTCCGGATGTCGCCGGAAGACTGGCTGCAGGCAGAAATGCAGGGTGAGATAGTCGCGCTGGTGCACAGCCATCCCGGTGGTCTGCCCTGGCTGAGTGAAGCCGACCGGCGGCTGCAGGTGCAGAGTGATTTGCCGTGGTGGCTGGTCTGCCGGGGGGCGATTCATAAGTTCCGCTGTGTGCCGCATCTTACCGGGCGGCTCTTTGAGCACGGGGTGACGGACTGTTACACGCTGTTCCGGGATGCTTACCATCTGGCGGGGATTGAGATGCCGGATTTTCATCGTGAGGATGACTGGTGGCGTCACGGTCAGAATCTCTATCTGGATAATCTGGAGGCCACAGGGCTGTATCAGGTGCCGCTGTCAGCGGCGCAGCCGGGCGATGTGCTGCTGTGCTGTTTTGGTTCATCTGTGCCGAATCATGCCGCCATTTACTGTGGTGACGGCGAGCTGCTGCACCATATTCCTGAACAACTGAGCAAACGAGAGAGGTATACCGACAAATGGCAGCGACGCACACACTCCCTCTGGCGTCACCGGGCATGGCACGCATCTGCCTTTACGGGGATTTACAACGATTTGGCCGCCGCATCGACCTTCGTGTGAAAACGGGGGCCGAAGCCATCCGGGCGCTGGCCACACAGCTCCCTGCGTTTCGTCAGAAACTGAGCGACGGCTGGTATCAGGTACGTATTGCCGGGCAGGATGTCAGCACGTCCGGATTAACGGCGCAGTTACATGAGGATCTGCCTGACGGCGCTGTGATTCATATCGTTCCTAGAGTCGCCGGGGCCAAGTCAGGTGGCGTATTCCAGATTGTCCTGGGGGCAGCCGCCATTGCCGGATCATTCTTTACCGCCGGAGCCACCCTTGCAGCATGGGGGACAGCCATTGGGGCCGGTGGTATGACCGGCATTCTGTTTTCTCTCGGTGCCAGTATGGTGCTCGGCGGTGTGGCTCAGATGCTGGCACCGAAAGCCAGAACTCCCCGCACACAGACAACGGATAACGGTAAGCAGAACACCTATTTCTCCTCACTGGATAACATGGTTGCCCAGGGCAATGTTATGCCTGTTCTGTATGGTGAAATGCGCGTGGGGTCACGTGTGGTATCTCAGGAGATCAGCACGGCAGATGAAGGGGACGGTGGTCAGGTTGTGGTGATTGGTCGATGATGCAAAATATTTTATGTGAAACCGCCTGCGGGCGGTTTTGTCGTTTATGGAGCATGACGAATGGGTAAAGGCAGCAGTAAGGGGCATACCCCGCGCGAAGCGAAGGACAACCTGAAATCCACGCAGTTACTGAGTGTGATTGATGCCATCAGCGAAGGGCCGATTGAAGGTCCGGTGGATGGATTAAAAAGCGTGCTGCTGAACAGTACACCGGTGCTGGACAGTGAGGGGAATACCAACATCGCCGGTGTCACGGTGGTGTTCCGGGCAGGTGAACAGGAGCAGACACCGCCGGAGGGATTTGAATCCTCCGGATCCGAGACGGTGCTGGGTACGGAAGTGAAATACGACACGCCGATCACCCGGACCATCACGTCTGCAAACATCGACCGTCTGCGCTTTACCTTCGGTGTGCAGGCACTGGTGGAAACCACCTCAAAGGGGGACCGGAATCCATCGGAAGTCCGCCTGCTGGTTCAGATACAACGTAACGGTGGCTGGGTGACGGAAAAAGACATCACCATTAAGGGCAAAACCACCTCGCAGTATCTGGCCTCGGTGGTGGTGGGTAACCTGCCGCCGCGCCCGTTTAATATCCGGATGCGCAGGATGACGCCGGACAGCACCACAGACCAGCTGCAGAACAAAACGCTCTGGTCGTCATACACCGAAATCATCGATGTGAAACAGTGCTACCCGAACACGGCACTGGTCGGCGTGCAGGTGGACTCGGAGCAGTTCGGCAGCCAGCAGGTGAGCCGTAATTATCATCTTCGCGGACGCATTCTGCAGGTGCCGTCGAACTATAACCCGCAGACGCGGCAATACAGCGGTATCTGGGACGGAACGTTTAAGCCAGCATACAGCAACAACATGGCCTGGTGTCTGTGGGATATGCTGACCCATCCGCGCTACGGCATGGGGAAACGTCTTGGTGCGGCGGATGTGGACAAATGGGCGCTGTATGTCATCGGCCAGCATTGCGAGCAGTCGGTGCCGGACGGTTTTGGCGGCACGGAGCCGCGCATCACCTGTAATGCGTACCTGACCACACAGCGTAAGGCGTGGGATGTGCTCAGTGATTTCTGCTCGGCGATGCGCTGTATGCCGGTATGGAACGGGCAGACGCTGACGTTCGTGCAGGACCGACCGTCGGATAAGGTGTGGACCTATAACCGCAGTAATGTGGTGATGCCGGATGATGGCGCGCCGTTCCGCTACAGCTTCAGCGCCCTGAAGGACCGCCATAATGCCGTTGAGGTGAACTGGATTGACCCGAATAACGGCTGGGAGACGGCGACAGAGCTTGTGGAGGACACGCAGGCCATTGCCCGTTACGGTCGTAACGTCACGAAGATGGATGCTTTTGGCTGTACCAGCCGGGGGCAGGCACACCGCGCCGGGCTGTGGCTGATTAAAACGGAGCTGCTGGAAACGCAGACCGTGGACTTCAGCGTGGGCGCAGAAGGGCTTCGCCATGTACCGGGCGATGTCATTGAAATCTGCGATGATGACTATGCGGGCATCAGCATCGGCGGGCGCGTGCTGGCGGTGAACAGCCAGATGCGGACACTGACGCTCGACCGTGAAATCACGCTGCCAGCCTCCGGCACCACGCTGATAAGCCTGGTTGACGGGCAGGGGAGTCCGGTCAGCGTGGAGGTTCAGTCCGTCACCGACGGCGTGAAGGTAAAAGTGAGCCGGGTTCCTGACGGTGTTGCTGAATACAGCGTGTGGGGGCTTAAGCTGCCGACGCTGCGCCAGCGCCTGTTCCGCTGCGTGAGTATCCGTGAGAACGACGACGGCACGTATGCCATCACCGCCGTGCAGCATGTACCGGAGAAAGAGGCCATCGTGGATAACGGGGCGCACTTTGACGGCGACCAGAGCGGCACGGTGAATGGTGTCACGCCGCCAGCAGTGCAGCACCTGACCGCAGAAGTCACCGCAGACAGCGGGGAATACCAGGTGCTGGCGCGCTGGGATACGCCGAAGGTGGTGAAGGGTGTGAGCTTTATGCTTCGCCTGACCGTGGCAGCGGATGACGGCAGTGAGCGGCTGGTCAGCACGGCCCGGACGACGGAAACCACATACCGATTCACGCAACTGGCGCTGGGAAACTACAGGCTGACAGTCCGGGCGGTAAATGCGTGGGGACAGCAGGGCGATCCGGCGTCGGTATCGTTCCGGATTGCAGCACCGTCAGCGCCGTCGCGGATTGAGCTGACTCCGGGCTATTTTCAGATCACCGCCACGCCGCATCTTGCCGTTTATGATCCGACGGTACAGTTTGAGTTCTGGTTCTCGGAAAAGCAGATTGCGGATATCAGGCAGGTTGAAACCACAGCCCGCTATCTTGGCACGGCGCTGTACTGGATAGCTGCCAGTATCAATATCAGGCCGGGCCATGATTATTATTTTTACGTTCGCAGTGTGAACACCGTTGGCAAATCGGCATTCGTGGAGGCTGTCGGTCGGGCGAGCGATGATGCGGAAGGTTACCTGGATTTTTTCAAAGGCCAGATAACTGAATCCCATCTCGGCAAGGAGCTGCTGGAAAAAGTCGACCTGACAGAGGATAACGCCAGCAGACTGGAGGAGTTTTCGAAAGAGTGGAAAGACGCCAACGATAAATGGAATGCCATGTGGGGCGTCAAAATTGAGCAGACCGAAGACGGCAGGCATTATGTCGCGGGGCTTGGCCTCAGCATGGAGGATACAGAGGAAGGCAAACTGAGCCAGTTCCTGGTTGCCGCTAACCGTATCGCGTTTATTGACCCGGCAAACGGGAATGAAACGCCGATGTTTGTGGCGCAGGGCAACCAGATATTCATGAACGAAGTGTTCCTGAAGTATCTGACGGCTCCCACCATTACCAGCGGCGGCAATCCTCCGGTATTTTCCCTGACACCGGACGGGCGGCTGACGGCGAAAAATGCCGATATCAGCGGTAACGTGAATGCGAACTCCGGGACGCTCAATAATGTCACGATTAACCAGAACTGTCGGATTCTGGGAAAACTGTCTGCCAACCAGATTGAAGGTGATATTGTCAAAACGGTGGGAAAAGCCTTTCCGAGAAATGGCAGTTATGCCAGCGGTACAATAACGGTCACTGTGTACGATGATCAGGCTTTTGACCGTCAGATAGTAATCCCACCCGTTCTGTTTCGCGGTGGTAAGCATGAAAACTTCAACAGCAACAACCAACAGTCATACTGGTATTCAACCTGTAAGCTGCAGGTGCTGAAGAACGGACAGGAAATCTTTCAGCAACCCGCGACGGATGTCAGCAGGGTATTTTCATCCGTCATTGATATGCCTGCCGGACACGGTCATGTCACCCTGACTTTCAATGTTTCTTCATATGGTGCTAATAACTGGACGCCAACGACCAGTATCAGCGACCTTCTTGTTGTCGTGATGAAGAAATCAACAGCCGGTATCAGTATCAGTTGAATTTTATAACCCAAATACGGGCGCCAGAAATGGCGCCTTTTTTATTGCAGAAAAGCGAGAGGTAATTATGCGTAAATTATGTGCTGTTATTCTGTCTGCAGTAGTCTGGCTGGTCGCCGCTGGTACGCCAGCGAGTGCAGCAGAGCATCAGTCCACACTAAGCGGCGGGTATCTTCAGTCCCATACTGATATGCCCGGCAACGATGACCTGAAGGGCATTAACGTGAAATACCGTTATGAATTTACGGACACGCTGGGGCTGGTGACGTCATTCAGCTATGCAGGAGACAAGAATCGCCAGATTACCCGTTACAGCGATACCCGCTGGCATGAAGATTCAGTGCGTAACCGCTGGTTCAGCGTGATGGCGGGGCCGTCTGTACGCGTGAATGAATGGTTCAGTGCTTATGCGATGACGGGTGTGGCTTACAGCCGTGTTTCGACGTTCTCCGGGGATTATCTCCGCGTAACTGACAACAAGGGGAAAACGCACGATGTGCTGACCGGAAGTGATGGCGGTCGCCACAGCAACACGTCTCTGGCGTGGGGGGCTGGCGTGCAGTTTAACCCGACCGAATCCGTGGCCATTGACCTTGCTTATGAAGGTTCCGGCAGTGGCGACTGGCGCACTGACGGTTTCATCGTGGGTGTCGGTTATAAATTCTGATTAGCCAGGTAACACAGTGTTATGACAGCCCGTCGGTTCAGGCGGGCTTTTTTGTGGAGTGGATATGGCAGCAGTAAAAATCTCAGGTGTGCTGAAAGATGGTGCGGGAAAACCAATACAGAACTGCACTATTCAACTGAAGGCAAAGCGTAACAGCACCACGGTACTGGTGAACACGGTGGCCTCTGAAAATCCGGATGAAGCCGGGCGTTACAGCATGGACGTTGAGTATGGCCAGTACAGCGTTATCCTGCTGGTTGAAGGTTTTCCGCCTTCACATGCCGGAACCATTACCGTCTATGAAGGTTCCAGACCAGGTACGCTGAATGATTTTCTCGGTGCCATGACGGAAGATGATGTCATGCCGGAGGCATTGCGTCGTTTTGAGGAAATGGTGGAAGAAGCGGCACGCAACGCTGAAGCCGCCTCTCAGAGCGCAGCGGCGGCAAAGAAATCCGAAACTGCAGCGGCATCATCGAAGAACGCGGCGAAAACCTCAGAAACGAATGCAGCTAACAGCGCACAGGCGGCAGCGGCCTCGCAGACTGCATCGGCAAACTCCGCAACAGCAGCTAAAAAATCAGAAACCAACGCGAAAAATAGCGAGACAGCCGCAAAGACGAGCGAAACCAACGCAAAGTCCAGCCAGACGGCAGCGAAGACCAGCGAAACGAATGCTAAAGCCAGTGAAACTGCAGCAAAAAACAGCCAGGTTGCAGCAGCCCAAAGCGAGAGCGCGGCAGCCGGTTCTGCGACTTCAGCAGCTGGATCAGCAACTGCTGCGGCTAACAGCCAGAAAGCTGCGAAGACGAGTGAAACTAACGCAAAGTCCAGCCAGACGGCAGCGAAGACCAGCGAAACGAATGCCAAAGCCAGTGAAACTGCGGCGAAAAGCAGTCAGGATGCAGCGGCCCAAAGCGAGAGTGCCGCAGCCAGTTCTGCAAGCGCGGCGGCTGCTTCTGCTACTGCATCAGCTAACAGTCAAAAAGCAGCAAAAACCAGTGAAACCAACGCAAAGGTGAGCGAAACAGCGGCTGCGAACTCAGCGAAAGCATCGGCAGCAAGCCAGACGGCAGCTAAAGCAAGCGAAGATGCAGCCAGAGAGTACGCAAGCCAGGCTGCGGAGCCGTATAAATATGTCTTACAGCCGCTGCCTGATGTGTGGATACCATTTAACGATTCGCTGGATATGATTACGGGCTTTTCGCCATCATATAAAAAAATTGTTATTGGTGACGATGAAATAACGATGCCTGGCGACAAGATTGTTAAGTTTAAACGTGCATCGAAAGCAACCTATATTAACAAATCTGGTGTGCTGACAGAGGCTGCCATTGACGAGCCACGATTTGAACGTGATGGCCTGCTTATTGAGGGGCAAAGAACAAACTACATGCTCAATTCGGAAAGCCCTGCCAGTTGGGGGCGATCGTCAAATATGGATGTGCCCGAAACAGGGACGGATAATTTTGGTTTTACCTATGGAAAGTTTGTCTGCAACGATTCTCTGATTGGGCAAACCTCAGCCATTAATATGGCATCAATTGCTGCAACAAAGTCAGTTGATGTCTCAGGCGATAATAAACACGTGACAACCTCATGTCGTTTTAAAACAGAACTGCAGGTAAGGTTGCGTATCCGGTTTGATAAATATGACGGTAGCGCAACAACTTTTCTTGGTGATGCGTATATTGATACACAAACGCTTGAAATTAATATGACAGGCGGTGCTGCCTCAAGAATTACAGCGAGAGTCAGAAAGGACGAAGCTACCGGATGGATTTTTGCAGAGGCAACAATTCAGGCAATTGATGGGGAGTTAAAAATAGGCTCTCAGATACAGTATTCTCCTAAGCAGAGCGGGGCAACCGTATCTGGTGACTATATTTATCTGGCCACCCCACAAGTAGAAGATGGGCCTTGTGTATCATCTTTTATTATATCAGGAGCGACGGCGGCGACCCGCGCAAGCGATATAGTTACAGTTCCAATTAAGAATAATCTTTATAATCTTCCTTTTACGGTTCTTTGTGAGGTACATAAGAACTGGTATAAAACGCCAAATGCAGCGCCACGTGTTTTTGATACCGGCGGTCATCAAACCGGAGCGGCTATTATTCTTGGCTTCGGTCGTTCAACAGATTACGACGGATTTCCTTATTGCGATATTGGAGGAGCTAACAGACGGGTAAACGAAAACGCATCGCTTGAAAAAATGGTTATGGGGATGCGTGTAAAGTCAGAGCAGTCTACGTGCTCAGTAAGTAACGGGCATATATCCAGCGAAACAAAAACCACATGGTCCTGTATTCAGAACACCGCAATTATCCGTATTGGAGGCCAGACTACAGCCGGGTTACGTCATTTATTTGGTCATGTCAGGAATTTCAGAATATGGCACAAGGCATTGACTGATGCTCAGGTGGGGGAGTCAATCTAATGAAAGATTTAACACTCAAATTTGCCGACAGGGCCGACTTTTCGGCCTTTATGGAGAGTATTGGCTATTATGATGACGAGTCGATGCAGGATGATATTCTTATTGACGTGATAGGTAACGCGTACAAAGAAACCGGAGAACTGACTGAAGATGGCGAACCGGTATGTGTTAAGGAAGACGGATATTTTGTAAACGTGCGCATCATTAATGATTCGCAAATATCGTCATTATTCGATGAATACGTGGTTGCTGTTGAGCATCAACTTCGTGGCTGGATGTGAGGAAGAAAAATGGCTACATCGACAGTAATTCCTGATGACATCAAAACGCTAAAATCCGACGTTAGCAAATTAAAAAACGATCAAGGAAGCTACGCAACAAAATTATATGTAGACAGCAAAGATGAAATCGTTGGTGACTGGTCTGCTTCATGGTATCAGCAGGTATTGCCAACTAGCGGAGCTATATTTGGGAGAAAACTCCGCTCAACTCACAGGACGGCAGGTGTTGAGGATGCGTATTGCGAGCTATACCTCAAAAAATGGATAGACAGCCCAGGTAACGCAATGGCGCGCCTTAACCTGAACGATAACGGGACAAACATTTGCTGGGACTTTACCAACCTTTATGGCGGTACGATGATTTTTCCCGGTGACAGCGGATACCTCAAAATGGGTAACTGCCTTATGTCATACAGCAAGCGTGGAAGTAACGCGCTTATTAAATTTGATTACACCGACACATTACAGATCAAATATGCCAATCATGGGTCAACCATGACATTAAACACACAGGGAACCGCTTATGCTGGTGTTACTGCTCAATTGTGGGGCAACTCCAGCCGTCCTGTTGTTTATGAAGTCGGTGTTGATGGTGGCGCTTATATGTTCTATGCGCAGAAAACTACCAGCAATACCTACGAATTAACGGTTAACGGCGCGTGCAATGCAAGTGCATTTAATCAAGGCTCTGACCGGGATCTGAAAGACAATATTCAGGTGATCGATAATGCAATCGACCGCATTCGTAAAATGAACGGCTATACATACACGCTTAAAGAAAACGGTATGCCTTACGCTGGTGTTATTGCACAAGAAACCCTGGAAGCCATCCCCGAAGCCGTAGGGTCTATGATGAAATATCCAGACGGCGGGAGTGGATTAGATGGAGAAGAAGGTGAACGGTATTACACTGTAGATTATTCTGGTGTTACTGGCTTGCTTGTTCAGGTAGCCAGAGAGTCAGACGACAGGATAACAGCACTGGAAGAAGAAAACGCAGAATTAAGACAAAGATTATCTGCAATTGAGGCGGCGCTTGCGTCTAAATAATATTAAGGGGCCGAGCGCCCCGTTTTATTGGGTAGGATGAAAATGGATATAACACCTTTCCTTCATGCTCTTTGTGCTGTGGCTGCGCAGCTACTGATTGGTCTTTTTACCGGGAACTGGGCTTACGGAGCGATAGCCGGTTGTACGTTCTTCATTGCGCGTGAACACACCCAGGCAGAATATCGCTGGATTGAAATGTTCGGGCATGGCAAGCGTATGAATATGCCGTGGTGGGGCGGTTTTGATCCACGCGCGTGGGATGTGGCAAGCATGATGGATTTTGCTGTGCCGGTGGTGGCGTGTCTGCTGGTCTGGCGGTTAGTTAATCGTGGGTGAAAAAGCATGTTTAGTGTACTTTCCCGAAACTGATAGTAAGTGGCGAGATTAATTACCTGCTTCAGACTGAATGATTTTTTGCAAGCGCCACAGAAGTAATAGGGGTGAGTGAAAAAATATTATATATTAATGAATTGCGTTATTGCATCATCAGCTCAAAATGATGAATAACTAGAATTCCTGTCATAGCATTAATGGCTGAATTGGTGGGATGATATATCAGATAGAGTATCAATAAAAGCTGGAATGCATGTGGATTCAAATGGTTTTTGGCTAGATGATACTTATATCATATATTATATGAAGTATTTTAATGTTGCTCTGGAGGGAAATAGTGAGAGATGCACGGCGAAGCACGTCTTGAACTAAATATACACAAGTAAATCATGCTTTCGCCGCTGTATTAGAGCTTTGTTTCAGATTTGTTAATCGCCAGGTATTACCCCACCAAAAAAATGATTTTTTGGTAAAGTGGATGTTCTCATAATTTGTTAATGGCAATTTTAACTGTTCTGTTTAGATCGTATATGGCTCCAAATTTAAAGCTTTCTTTATAGGAAAGGCAAAAAATATCAAGTTTTTGACTAAGATAAATAAGTTTGTTTTTTTCATTAGTGGCGAATTGTTTTATGTTGCTGATTTGATAGTTGCTACGCAAGAAAGAACTAAATTGCTCAATATCATTAACTGCCCAATTCTTTAAAACGCATTTTGTTACAAATGATACACCAAGTACTTCAAGCGGCTTATAATTTCCGAATGGATCTAAAGTGGTTAATTGGTTAGCATTGAATGATGCCCAGCCATTCAATTCTAATTGCAACTTAATAGTGTTGAGTTCACGCATTTTGATCGTGCTTTCATAACGGTAAAATGAAATTGAGTACAGCAATTTGCTATCTTCAAAACCACTATTTAAGCTATTTTTTCTATCAAGTGAGTATAGCTCAAAGCATTCTGCAACTTCATTGTCAGTGAATCCGTTCAGAATCGAAGTGACAAACTTTAGAGTTATAATTGGTGATTTTGGTAGGTATTTATGTGTGGTTAAATACTCATAATTCTGAAACGCTTTTATCCATTCATAGAAATTACAGTCAATCTTACGGCAAATTAAGTCGACAAGTGTATTTGAAAGTTCCTTTTCATTTATCTCATGTAATTCTGGACGTGCTGATATTGCAATTTCTCTCATAGTAAGCCGTTTTGCTTCATAAAACAAAACATCCAATATGTCATTTAATGAAGCTTGTCCGCTATAATACCTTTTAATCTCAGGTTTTATTTTGTAATTATTCAATGCTAACCATAGCACTCTCTCACTATCACTTGATTTCTCGGTGTTTAATAAAAAAGTTGGATCTTTGTCCTTGAGAAGATCCTCAAGAGAGTGATTATGCAAAAATAATAAAATGAAGAAAGAGCATATTGAGTTTAAAAGAATTGTTGATGGTATTCGCCAAGAAAGATGAGGATATGATTTAACGTATTCATATAATGGCGTAACTGTGTCCAAAATACGCATCAAAATACGGATGTTAACTATGTTGTTATTTTTTACTATATCCTCAAAGAGAATTTTATCTTCCTGTGGGAATTGGGAAAGCTTTCCATTTATTATATCTATATCCAATATTTCCTCTGGATGCGGATTATAATGAAGTGTTTCTGCAATGAGTTTTTCCTTGTGTTCTATTTTTAAACCAGACTCAGTTGATGTATTGGTAATAATAATAAAGTCTAAATTTGAGTTCATCTCGGACATATAAAGAGAATGGCAATATGTCAAAATTTCACTAACTAATGATTTTTCGGATATTCTCTCTATATCATCCAATATAAAAATACCATCCAGTTTTGATAAAATGTTTTCTCTAACACTTGCACCAATAGAATTAAACATGCTGTTAATAATATTGGCACTTGCAGGTGAGCCGCTGGCAATGCTACCTATCCCTGATAGACTTTCGAGCCCGGATTTAAATGTTTGTATATCTTGCAGGTAGTAACAATCTATAATTTTAGCTTTGAAATCTGATAAGGATTTAATACCTAGTAAAGAAATATAATAGAAAATGTTTTTATCATAGTACTTGGGGAATTTTTTTCTGATAAAGTGAGTCTTTCCTGTGCCCCAGCTCCCATCAAGCAAAATCAGACCATCTCTTTTTTGTGAAAGTAGATGTATTATTTTTATAATAAGATTGCTGTTAGAGTATTTCAT